TCTTTGAGCTTGCTCATATAAACCCTTGTTTTGAATCAATGAATGCATTATGCCATCGAAAACCGCAGCTTGTCAAGCCCCTAATTGCTGTAGGGTCTTTGACCAGGTACCGTATAAATCGTTTATACCATTATCGGGCCAGGTGAGCGTCCAAGGGTTTATCCCTATTGACAGCGCATGCGCGGGTATGGTAAAATTGGCGCCCCCATAGGCCTGGGCTATGGGTGGCCTGGTGGTGATAGGCCTGGCCTATTGCCCTTACAGAAAATAGGTCTTGCACACCAGGTGCGAAAACCTTTATAATGTATTCATTCAAACAGCAACCCGACAGGAAAACACCATGACAACATTCATCGCCAACGCCTTCAGCCTCAACATGGTCGAAGCCGCTGATCTGCCGCGCGTTCGCTTCGAGTCGTGCGCTAGGCCTGAGCGTACCATCGCCAATGGCCGATTCGTCTCGGCCGTGGGCCACGCCGATACGGCCGCCCTGCTGGGCGTGCCTTGCAATCGTGTTAGCATCAAGCTCGCACAATTCGGCGATTGGCTGTATATAGCACAATATAAGGGCCCACGGCTGCCAGAAGGCACGACCACACTGCCAGAAGGGGCATCGTTCGATTGGGTGATCTGCCGCTTGGCCGAATAACCCTGCAGCCTGTAGGGGCTTGCACAGCCCCTACAAAATCGCTTATAATACATTCATCGGGGCAGCAAAACGCAAACCCCAACGGACTCGAAAGGTCTACCATGTCAGCAGCCTATCGTTTGAATGTCGTCAGCACAGCCCGTGCTAACGTGATTACAGCCCGCGCAGCAAAGGCTGCAGCTGAGGCTGCAGCCTATGACAGCATGGGGCAGGTTCGGAATGCGGCAGCCGTGCAAGACTTTCTGCGCGCTTCGGATGCACTAGACGATGCCGTGTTCGTCTTCACGCGTGCATGGGAGTGGGCTTCGTCACGCGAATAACCCCACAGCCTGTAGGGGCTTGACAAAAATGCTCAAGCCTCTATAATAAATCCCATACCAACCGAGATCCAAAAGGCTCAGAATGTCACGCAAAACCCTAACACCCGCTCAGGCTGCCGAAAAGGCCCGAGGCGATGCTGCGTTTGCAGCTTTCCAGGCCGAAAAAGCAGCACGCGAAGCCGCACAACGTGCGGCTTATGCAAAGCGTTTTCCCGGCTCCAAGGGCCGGAATGTCTTGATCGACGCCATTTTCGGCGTCAAAGCCGAATAACCCTGCAGCCTGTAGGGGCTTGACAAAAACGCTCAAGCCCCTATAATAAACACCATACCAACCAACCACAGAAAGCAAAAAATGAGCACCATCGACATGATCCAAGAATGGGCCGAAAACTGCAGCGACATCGTTGCACAAGAATTCGACGAGGGCCACGAATTCTCGAGTGCGGAAGCACTGGACACGATCAACCGCTTCGAATCGTTGCTGTCGATCAAGGCTAGCCTTGATTTGCCCCAGGGTTTTGCCGAACAACTGTTCATGCGCTTGACCGGCAGCGAAGATTTCGACGATATCGTCGAAAGCATGACAGATGAAGCATTCGATTATATCAACGAATGCGAATATTAATCAATAAGGGGAAACCCTTATTGATTAATTGACTAGTATGTTGACCCCCTTATATGGGGGGTTATCAGACCAGGGTTTACCCTATATAATAGGGGCCCACCCACACGGCCTATTTTTAAATTCTCACACAAAACTTTCGGTGCCACAATTCAAACCAACCAAAAATTTACACTTGTACCGCACACGCCAAACTGCTATAATAGTCATAACATAAGAATAATAAGGTTTACCTATGACCAGACAACTCGCCACCCATCATCCAGCCGAAGTGCTGCAAATCTCACCAGAAGCATTAGAAGTAGCAAACGCGTATCTCACGATCCAGAATGCCCAAAAAGTCGCAGATCAGCTGGACATTCCGCTGGAAACAGTTTCACAAATTTTGGGCAGACGAGAGGTCAAGGCTTATGTAGACCAAGTGTTTTTCGACATGGGCTTCAACAATCGCTTTACACTCCGCAAAGCCATGGATGCCATTATCTCGAAAAAGTTCCAAGAAATGGACGAAGCCGGTGTTGGATCAAACAAAGATATCATTGAGATTTTAGCACTTTCTCACAAAATGACAATGGAAACCTTAGATAAAGAACTGCAGCTTGAAAAGCTACGTTCAAACTCTATCAAGTCACAAGTTAATGTGCAAATTAACGAGGGAGGCGGTTCCAATTATGGAAATCTCATCGAGCGCCTAATTTCGAATAAAATCTAACCAAAACTATAATGCAAAACTATAACCGTGCAACCAAGTACTTAGAAAACCAAAATCCTGAAAAAGCACTGCAGTTCTACAAACGTCAATTACGAGAATATGGTTTCAAAGAATGTTACTTAAACATGGGTAACTGCTACAGATTGCTGGGTCAAGACTCAGAAGCCTTAAAGTGTTACATCAAAGCCAACGCCTCAGACACTCCTTTCACAGACAACACTTTCGGTGAATACGACAATGCTTTAGGCAATTTAGGTTTGCTGCAGTACATGTCCGGCAACGACGACGCTGCCATTGCGTACTACACTGCAGCACTGGAAAAAAATCCACTACACTTTGATTCTATTTGGAACTACTCAAACGCCTTGCTGCGCAAGCACTGTTCCTTAGAAACCGTGGATGTTGCCTCCGCTTGGAAAATGTACGAGTACCGCTTCAAACGCAGCAACGCCACACGCATAGATCAAAGCATTCCGCGCTGGGACGGCGTGACCTCGGGCAAATCCATTGTAGTGTTAGCAGAACAGGGTTTAGGCGACAAGTTTATGTTTGGCAGATACATACGTGGGCTGGAAAAGTATTTTTCGGAAGTTTGGGTTCAGTGCCCAGTGGAATTAGAAACGGTATTTTCAGAGTTCCGAGTTTGTCAAGACGTGCAGGATAGTGGGGCTACCTGCAGCATTCCTATTTGTAGTTTAGCTGGCGTATTTGACTACGCCCGGGATGATTGGTTGCGTGGAAAATTTCCTGCTCGTAAATTTGCCGGTTCCAAGCTGAAAATCGGCATTGAGTGGGCAGGTTCATCCACTCACGCTAATAATCGTTACAGAAGTACTTTGCCTGTATATTTTTCAGACTTGCTTGAATTCGGAGATTTATACAGCATACGTCCTGGAGCTCCCTCAGTGCGCGGAGTAACTGCGTTGAACTCTGGTTCGTGGTCAGAGTCTGCTGAAATAGTAAATGGATTGGACTTAATCATCAGTGTAGATACTTCTTTGGTGCATTTAGCTGGCTCGCTGGGAAAAGAAACTTGGATGTTGCAGCCTTTAAAAGAAACTGATTTTAGATGGGGGAACAATTCCATGGGCGAAAAGAATATCTGGTACGACTCAGTTAAAGTAATTCGCAATCCTGGTTCGTGGGCACAAGTGTTCGGAGAAGTACGCACACGTTTAGAGCTGCGGCTGCTAGAATCCTGGAAGTCAAACATGCAAACACTAGTACGAGGTTTAAATGCTGCTGGTGTCTAGAGATGTGGATAAAATCAATTTAACCGAGTACGATGCAGCCGAACGGTTTATCAAGCTGCCTATTGCAAACTACTTGAAACTGCTCACATTTGAAAACAAAAACGTCTATGATGAACTGAACCGTCCTCAGATTGCTTTAATCAACGCAGTCAATGATCCCAGGTACAGGTTCATTTGTGCTGCTTTATCACGACGTCTAGGCAAAACATTCATTGCCAACATCATTGGTCAGCTGGTAGTGTTAATACCAGGATCCAATGTGCTGATTATGTCGCCGAACTATAATTTATCGTCTATTAGTTTTGAGCTGCAACGCAAACTAATCAAACACTTCGACCTAGAAGTGGAGAAAGACAATCTAAAAGACAAAGTAATAGAACTTGCCAATGGCTCTACAATCAGAATGGGATCGTTGTCCACAGTTGATTCCACAGTGGGCCGATCCTACAACTTAATCATATTCGATGAAGCAGCTCTGGGATCCGACGGTGAAGCAGCGTTCAACGTATCGCTGCGTCCTACACTAGACCGCAGCAATGCAAAAGCCATTTTCATTTCAACACCACGTGGCAAACACAATTGGTTTTCTACATTTTATAGTCGTGGGTTTTCAGACGATTATCCTGAGTGGATTAGCTTGCAAGCAGACTATACCGAAAACGAACGCATGACTGAAAAAGACGTTGCCGAAGCTCGTCGCTCAATGTCAAAAGCAGAATTCGATCAAGAGTATTTGGCCAGCTTCAACACATTTGAAGGTCAGATTTTTGCGAGCTTTGACGCCCAGACGTGTATACAGGAATTCGCACACAGTGATGGCATGGAGTATATCGCAGGACTGGATCCAGGTTACCGTGATCCTACAGCTTTTGTGGTCGTCGCGTACGACCCTAAACTGGACAAATTTCATGTTGTGGACGAGTATCAACAGTCTGAAGCCACAACTTCAGGCCATGCTCAAGCAATTGGAGAACTTGTATTGCGTTACGGCATTGAATCAATCTTCATCGACTCAGCAGCTGCTCAGTTTGCAGGCGACTTGGCTTATACTTACAACATCGCCAGTATAAAAGCCAAAAAGCAAGTACTAGAAGGAATTGCGTATGTTCAAACAATTGTGGATCAAGGACGTTTGTTGGTAGCTCCACACTGCACACATACTTTGAAAATGTTAGACCAGTATCAGTGGAGTAAAAACGCTCAGTTAATACGTGAAAAACCCGAACACGACATTAACTCTCACATTGCAGATGCTTTGCGCTACGCACTGTATACTTATACCATCTAAGCCTCTGAAAGCCTTGTGTTTTCAGAGGCTTTTTCTTTTGCTACTATGAAATTTTAAGTGTTGACAGTGGTGTGCCTGCATGCTATAATAAGGAAATTAAAAACTTTGGTGTAAAAATGGCTAAGAACACAACCAACAATCGTATTCCGGTTAAATGGGTCCGAGACAGGGCGAAAGCAGCATACGACAAGAAGGATTATTGTTACATCTGCAACACGCAAGCCGACTTAGAATTACATCACACGCATTCACTTACTGTGCTGCTAAACAACTGGGCAAATAAAAGCGGTTATGATATTTCCACAGATGCTGGAATCTTAGCTGTACGGGATCAGTTTATTGAAGTCCACCACAAGGAAATTTACGAAGACGTCTATACTCTGTGTAATAGGCATCACGTATCTTTACATGGTGTATACGGTAAAGCTCCCAGCCTCATAAGTGCCAGCAAGCAAAGCAAGTGGATTGAAGACCAGAAGGCAAAAGCAGAGAGTGGATATGTGGAACCTGTTAAAGTTCACCAGTCAATAGCTCACTTCGGCCAATTCTACTAAGGAATAATATGGCTTGGTACAAACCGAATACTTGGTTTGCAGATAGAGAGAAGTTGAATCCAGCGCAGGAATTTATTAGCAGAGAGCAAGGGTTGTTTATCAACACCACTGCTGTTATTAATTACGCGCAAGCATTCGACAAGCTGGAATCTGTAAATCGCGGCGTTAACATGATTGTTAGCGCAGTGAGTAGTTTAGATTACGACGTAAAAGATAAAACAGCACCTGGTGTAGCAACAGGCGTTAGACAAAAAACATTAACCAGTTTGTTAAATTACACGCCTAACCCGTACCAGTCAGCTCAAGATTTCAGAAACAACTTATTCCTTGACTTTATCTTAGAAGGCAATATATTCATTTATCACGATGGTGTTCACTTATACCATTTGCCTGCTTCGCATGTCACAGTTGAAACAGACCCTAAAACTTTTGTAAGTTTATACACTTACAACAGAACCATCTCTTTTAAACCCGACGAAATCATACACATAAAAGACTTGAACAGTGTGTCGATTTATCGTGGTACCAGCAGACTAGTATCTGCAGACAGAAACATCAAAATTTTGTACAAGATGCAGCAGTTTCAAGAACAGTTCTTTGAAAACGGAGCTGTAGCAGGTTTAATCTTTACCAGCGAAAATACGCTGAGTCAGATTGCCAAAGACAAAACAATTGCAAACTGGCAGGCTCGCTACAGTCCAAAGAACGGTGCTCGCAAGCCCATGATCTTAGACAGTGGCTTGAAGCCGTTCAGTAACTTAACACAAACATTTTCAGAAATGGACTTTGAAAGTTCTATTCAAAGTCACAATGCCATGATTTTACGTGCGTTGGGAGTTCCGCCTATTTTACTAGAAGGTGGTAATAATGCAAACATTAGCCCTAACTTACGTTTGTTCTATTTAGAAACAGTAATTCCAATAGTTACAAAATTTGTATCTGGGCTAGAGCGATACTTTGGATATGATATTGCACCAGTTACATACAATGTATCAGCACTTCAACCAGAGTTAAAAGACATAGCAGCATACAATGTTTCATTGGTCAACGGCGGTATCATCACACCGAATGAAGCACGGGAAGAACTACGTTACGGACCTATTTCCGGATTTGATGAATTACGAGTTCCAGCAAATATTGCTGGTTCTGCAGTAAACCCTGGTGTAGGTGGAGCACCACCTAAAGCCTCGTCAGACGGGGCAAGCCCAAAACCTCCAGTAGGTGGCAAGGCACAATAAGTGAGGAGTTATATGGAAAAAAATAAAGTACTATATTTGAATAGTGCTTTTTCCATTAAAGATATGGGAGCCTTACCGGCTGCAGGGGACAAGATTGATTCTATTTTTATCGAAGGTTACGCAAGTACAACAGATATTGATAGATCAGGAGATGTAGTTCCCAGCTCAGTTTGGGAAAAAGGCATTCAGAATTATCTTACTAACCCTATTATCTTATCTCAGCATGACTATGACGATCCAGTGGGTCGCATGGTTGAACACAGAATAGATAGTAAAGGTTTATGGATTAAAGCAAGAATCTCAGCAGCAGCAGAGATATTTAATTTAGTTAAAGACAAGGTATTAACAGCCTTTAGCGTTGGTTTTAGAATTATGGATGCTGAATATAATTCAGCAGCAGAAGTTTTTATGATTAAAGAGCTAGAGTTAGTTGAAATTTCAATCGTTTCAGTACCATGCAATCAGAATACTGTATTTAACCTATCCAAGGCATTTAATAGTGCTGAGGACTACAGTAAATTTAAAGAGCAATTTGCACCCAACGGCAATTCAGCTAAAGGGCTAGAATCCACAACGGAAGCAAAAAGCACAACTCAAAAGGAATGGAAAATGAATCCAGAAGAACTAAAGCAAATGCTTGCTGAAGCTGCCAACAGTGCTGCCGAACAAGCCACCAAGTCTCTACTAGCAGCTCAAGCTGCTCAATCAGAAAAAGCTCTAGCAGAAGCCAAGGCTGCTGCAGAACTAGAAACCAAAATCAAGAGCGCTGTTGAAGCCTCTATCAAAACTGTTGACACCGGTGCTGAGCGTTTGCTAGCCGAAGTCACCAAGCGTTTCGAAGACCAGCACAACGATTCAAAGAGCGCTCTAGCAGGACTAGAAGCAGCTATCTCTGAAAAGACTGCTGAACTAGCCAAGATCCAAGCAAGCAAGATGCAATTTGCCGGCGACAAGTCTGGTCAACCCACTACATATCAAGAACGTGAAACTGCCTACTTACTAGGCAAGATCACCGGCAAGGGTATCGAAGGCACCAAATTTGGTCGCAATCTAGTTGAGAAGGCTACATACACAACCAGCGGACAAACTGCTACGGTTTCTACCAGCAGCCCACACGTTCCAAGTGGTACTTGGGAACTAGAAGTTTCCATGAACATGGAAGCTGAAGTTCGTAGGCGTCTAGTAGTTGCACCTAATATTCGTGCAATTAACATGCAAACCAACGTCATGACTATTCCAGTTAACCCAGAAGCTGGTCTAGCTACTTGGGCTACTCAGTCAGGCACAGCTTTTGGTACTACTGCTTCAGCAGGTACTACTGCTACACATCAACTAAAAGAAGTTACCTTAAATGCATACAAGGTTGCTACCAACGAGTACATGAACTACGAAGAAGAAGAAGACAGCTTAATTGTTCTCTTACCAATCGTTCGTGACGCAATGGTTCGTCGTGTTGCTCGTGCTATTGACCGTGCGTATCTATACGGTGCTGGCTCTGGTACCGATCCTGTTAAGGGTCTAGCACGGTACGAAGCTACTGCTGCAGTTACTCCTACTTATACCGGTTCCGCAACTATTGCTAACTTACGTGCTCTACGTAAGAACCTAGGTGCATGGGGTCTAGATCCTGCTGAGTTAGTTTATATCGTTTCTACCGAAGTCTACTACGACTTACTAGACGATACTACTTTCCAAACAATGAACCAAGTTGGTGTACAAGCTACATTACTAACTGGTCAAGTTGGTTCACTAGGTAACACTCCAGTTCTAGTATCTGGCGAGTTTCCTTCTAAGCCTACAGCAGCCACAACTACTCCTGGCACAGTCTTTACCAATCTAGCTGCACTTTGCATTGCTCCTGGTAACTTCTTAGCAGGTAATCAGCGTGGTCTACGTTTTGACACTCAAGAACTAGTTGAGACTCAACGTCGTGTTCTAGTAGCTAGCCTACGTACTGGTATGACTCAAGTCACTACCAACCTAGGTCAAGGCGTATCAACTCTACGTTGGAGCTAATCTAACTTAAAATAGGGAACTTCGGTTCCCTGTTTTTTCTAAGGCCTGAGCTTTAGAAAAGATAAAAGGAAAACATATGGGACTAAATCTAGTAACGCTCGCAGAATATAAGGCTCACGCTGGAATTACCAGTACTACGCAGGATGATGCTTTAAATTCTCTTATTCCAGCAGTTAGTAATTTAGTCAAACAAATCTGCCGTAGAACTTTCGTAGATTACGTCAACGATAGTAAAGTACAAGTATTCAAAGGTGGCACTGCGTTTAATGTAGCTGAAACTCCTTTGTTGTCTGTAATCAGCGTTGAATACTCGTTGGACTATGGCAATACATATACAGAATTAACAGAATTCACGGACTATGCTGTAGATCAAGAAACTAATCAGATTGTTCCAATTAGGAATATGAATTTTTATGCCGATTACTACGGCGGACTTGATACCAGTATGCGATATAATCCTGATCCTGAGTTTACTAAACGTGTTAATGGATACAGAGTTACTTACACTGCAGGATATGAAACTATTCCGTATGATTTAAAAATGGCTGTAATGGATTTAATTACTTATCAGTTAAAAAGCGATGGTGCTGTTAAATCTCAAAGAAATATCGGTGCTAATACTATGCAGATTGAGTATATTCTTAATACTCACCTGCCTGCTCATATTAAGCGTGTGTTAGATTTGTATACTGAGAGTTATAATTAATTATGGGTCAAGAAGCTAAAGGTGTAATTAATCAAATAATCAAGGACGTACTTGAAAATCATGAAGTACGCAAAAATTTAGATTCTGAGTATCACATATTGGATTTAAATTACTCAAGTATTAGTACAGCTAATACCAGAGACATGAGAACTTCACGTAGCATTTCGTGGGGATCCTATCAGAAATTTATAAGAGCTATACGTCAAGATACTAGTAGCAGAGGATGTTTCGTCCCCACTATAGAAATAGCACTAGAAAGAATAGCTGATCATAGAGGTGCTTGCTTAGTCGGTCTATTTTTAGTATGTAAAAATTTCGATCAAGCAAGAGAAATTATATCTAGAGTTTCTGGTACACCTGGATTAATAGATGATCCTAGTTTTGGCCAGACATATAGAGAACGAAATTTAAGTGAATATAATATTCCTGCAGGTATGACCAGTGGGTTAAGCGATCTAAAAGGAAAAGCATTTATACAAGCAAACGGTATAATTGGCCAAGTAGCTGAAAAACCTATAACTGAAGACAGAAGTAAATATTCATGGTATGAAGAAATCAGTTTAGGTAAATTTACCAAAGTAGCACACTATGCCTCTAGAGCAGATGAATTAAGTGATACAGTTACGATATCTAATTTAGTACCTGAGTTTGTAGGATCCCAGATAACCGTTAAGTCTGAAAGAGACAGCACAGGTAAAAATATTGGTCAAGGATTTTCAACTAATAGAGATATTGCGCTATACGAAGACAAACAAGGTAATAAATATCCTTTTGTAAAACAGAATAGGCTATCTGTTCTAGACTTAGGTCATGGATATCTTGACTGGAGTTCTACAGGTAGAACTCCTCTAGGCGAAAAATTAGCAAGTATAGCTTCAGAAGGTATACTAATAGGTGATCCCAGGATATCTGCAAGTGTAAGAGGTGTCATCGAAAAATATCAAAAAGATTTGGCAGATAAACATAGTGTTGTTAAATGGACATTTCACAATACAGTACCTCGTAAAGGGTGGGGTGAAACCTCTGCTCTTAATATTATTAAATATTCTGGTGGATTCGTAGTTCTAACTGTTCAGCACTATAAACAAAATAATGCCCTAGCAGTACATGAAGGGCGTATTAGACGTGAAGTAGAGCAAGAATTATTAAATATTATTAGATTTGTACCTGGTAGCAACACTATTACACAAGATATTGTAGAAGATGTTACGAACGCAGTACTAAGGAAAATAGGTGGCAAACCTAGAAAATTAAAACCTCATGTACCTGTTGGAGATAAAGTAGATATAACCCCCATAGTAGCAAGAGCTACTACTAGTGTAGTATCTGGACCTAAGAAAACAAAAAAATCTGGGTCTAGTACCAAACCTGCCCCGCTTCGTTTGCGTACTAATAAAGGTCAATTTACTAGCTTAGTTTCTTTACAGAATCTTTTGAATCAAAATCTAGCTACTCAGATTCAAAAGAACATGGGCACTGGTGCTCGCAAAGATATTCTTAATTACCAGACTGGCCGCTTTGCAGAATCTGCAAAAGTAGAAAAAATGAGTCAGTCTAGAGAAGGTATGATTACTGCTTTTTATTCTTATATGCGTAACCCTTATGCAACTTTTTCATTTGGAGGTCAGCAGGAAAATCCTGCTACCAGAGACCCTAAACTGCTAATATCTAAGTCAATTAGAGAAATCGGAGCCACAATGGTTGCAAATAGAATGCGAGCAGTATTAGTATGAGCAGAAGAACAAGTATTGTAAAAGCCCTTGCTGAAAAATTCAAAGTCATCGATGGATCTACCGGGTACAAAACAAATATTTTTAATAACTCATTTGCAAAATTAAAGTTTTGGGATGAAACCAGCGACTTTCCTTCTATTTATGTAGTAGCCGGGTCAGAATCCCGAGACTATATGCCTAGTGCTTTTACTTGGGGATATTTAGGCGTTAGTCTCAAAGTATACTGCAAAGGCGAAGATTCACAACAATTACTAGAAGACTTATTAGAAGATGTAGAGAATGTAATTGATGCTAATCGTGTGTTGGTATATGACGCCGCCAACAATTACGAGACTACAGAGATTCTAATAACTTCTATTACTACTGATGAAGGTCTTCTAGCCCCTTATGCAATTGGAGAAATTAATCTTCAAGTGCGTTATCAAATCATGTAATAAGGCAAACTAACCTCATATACGCAGATAAATATCTAGCTAACATGATGTAGCCGTGCCAAAAACCACAAAAAAGGAAGTACCATGGCAATTAATCTAGTACGTAATAGTAAAGTATTCTTTACTACCAACATCGATAGCAGCGGAGTTATTAAACCCTCAGGCGGAACTGGCGGCGCAGTATTCACAAACAGCAATACCTTTGAAGTCCAGGTTTTAGATGGGTTTACATTTTCACAAGCAACAGCCAATGAAGTAGTTACTCTTTCAGAAGCAGGCATTACTCCTTCTCGCGGACAGCGCGCTTTCAACACAAGTTTAGCACCTGTTAGTTTCTCTTTTTCCACATATATTAAACCTGCCTTAGAAGGAACTTCACCTACTAAAGTAACTTCAGGAGATTCTTTGTTGTGGAATGCTCTGTTGAGTGATACAGCAATTACCACTCCTACATTAATATCCGGTGAAACAGGCATTACTTTGGATACTGCTGGATTAGTCACCATTACAGGTACTGGAATGACTCCACTACCAACAGTTGGTGATTATATTGTACTTTCAGGAGTGGCTTCTACTACTTCTTCTGCAGACCAAGACAAGTATATTAATTCAGCAGGTAAAGTAATTACCTCTACTGCGACCAGTATTACAGTTCAATTAGTTAATCATGCGGCTACAGCTGCAACAGGTTCATTTACTTCAGCTGGTTTAGGATACTCTAAGTGTGCTTGGAATGAGTCTACCACAACCTACAGTCAGGTAACTTCCGGCTTAAGTGATAGAAATCAACTACAAAAATTTGGCATGTTGTTCCTGGTAGATAATGTAATGTATGCAGTTGATAATGCATCTCTTGGACAAGTAACTATCGATTTTGGACTAGATGCTATTGCTACCGCACAGTGGACTGGACAAGCAACAGCTTTACGCCAATTTGGTACTGATCTTACTGCACTAGCTGGTACTTTCGGTGGGTCAGGTGCTGGAGTTACAAATACAGGTTCTGGAGCGTATCAACCTACTTCAACAGCAGGGAAATATATTACTAATAAGATTAGTACTATTACCTTAAAAGCAGTTAAAGCTATTGGCAACTCAATTACTGCAGGTAAAGAATATTTGATACCTATTACTGGTGGTAGTCTTACAATTAACAATAATATTAACTATATTACACCAGCTATTTTAGGTGTTGTTAACACTCCTGTTACCTACTATACAGGTACTAGAGCAATTAGCGGTTCAGTAATGGCTTATCTACGTACAGGTAGCGCAGTAGAGTCTGGCAGACTACTAGCTGACTTACTGGCTGAAGCTACTACCACTACTGAGCCGATGTTCAGCTTGAGTATGAATATCGGCGGAACAACCTCTACCAACCCACGAGTAATTGTAGATCTGGCTTCAATTTCACTAGGCATTCCTGCTATTGATGTACAACAGGTAGTAAGTACAACAATTAACTTTACTGCTCAGGGCTATGCACCCAATGCAACTGTTGCTAATACTGCATTCGACCTAACCAAGGCGTCAGATCTAGCAGTTCGTTATTACGGCGTTGCTTAATTAGTTTTGCAAGAGACGGCTTGATCACCGTCTCGTTTTTTCTTTATTATAACAAAGGATACAATTCATGTCAATTGACAAAGTTTCAGTTTCTAGCCTATCACTAAAATCATTATTAGTTCCTAGTAAACAAGTCGAAGTAGAATTTCCAGGCCTATCTGGGTTTAAAATTCAACTTAATTTCTTATCTCGTGAAACCTTAGTCGGCATTCGCAAGAAAGCCACTAAAATCACTTTTAAGAATCGTCAACCCACAGAAGAACTAAATGATGACTTATTCTTACAGCTATATGTAGCTGCATGTATTAAAGGATGGTCTGGTTTTAAACTAACTTATCTAGAGCAACTAGCTCCTGTTGATTTAACAGGACAAGACATGGATGCTGAGTTGGAGTATAACGAAGAAAATGCCCTATTCTTAATGAAAGCTTCAAGTAACTTTGATTCGTGGATTAGCGAAAATGTATCAGAACTGGGAAACTTTCAGAAGTCCAGCACCAGCAAGTAAACTTGCAGTTGGAATCATACTTTCAAAATAGCTCTGTGGGCATGTCACGCGATCAATATTTTGAAATGTGCGAAGTGCTGGGCACTGAACCTGCGGATTCTGAAATTCCTGTAGAACTAGATGATATGCCGCTAGAAGTGCAAGAAGCACTCAGGATATATAATAATCTACAAGATAACTGGGATTACATGGGCGGAAACTACATAGGTAAAAATATCACAGGATTACGAGATATTTTAGATCTCTATGAAATTGCCAGAGAAGATCATAAATCAACTTATGAACTAATACTTCTTATTGATGGAATTAGAGCTAAGCAAATACAAGACAGCAAACCTAAGACCTAAAAAGCCTCCTCTAGCAGGGGGCTTTTTTATGTCTCAGAGAAAAATACATGCTTGACATTGGTAACCCTCGATGTTATAATTGTACAAAATGTGATTGACACATAAAATTTTTATACTGGCTTTACCAGGAGTAGATATGGCAACAGAGAATACAGTAAATATAGGCATTAATGTATCAGATAATGGCAGTACCGGTAAAGTAACCAAAGATGCTAAAGAATTAAAAGGTGTACTAGATCAAGCAGTTGCTGCAGCTGCTAAAATGGGTAAAGGCGGTGCTGCTACTCTGAGTAGTATTACTCAAGCTACTGGTGGAGCAAATGCTGCGGCCTCCTATGGTGCACAAAGAGGAGTAGCCGGAACTACCGGAGCAGGTGCCCGAGACTTTGCAAAAGAATCAGAAGGCCTTAGCGGACTAGTACGAGTATACGCTACTTTTGCTGCTAACATTTACGCAGTGAGCGCAGCATTTAGTGCTTTGTCTACTGCTATGGATACTGCTAATATGATAAAGGGGCTGGACCAGCTAGGTGCTGCATCTGGCCGAGGTTTAGGATCTTTGGCTAAATCTCTAGTAGCTGTTACAGGTGGTGCAATTACTATGCGTGATAGTATGGGTGCCGTAGCTACATCAAGTGCAGCAGGACTTACCTCCGAACAGATTTTAAAAATGGGCACAGTGGCCACCAAAGCATCCCAAGCACTAGGTATTAATTTAACAGATGCTTTCAGCCGTATTAGCAGAGGCGTAACAAAGTTAGAGCCTGAACTATTAGATGAATTGGGTTTATTTACTAAATTAGGTCCAGCAACCGAAGATTACGCTAGATCTGTGGGTAAAAGTGTAGGTCAGTTAACTGACTTTGAAAAGCGTCAAGCATACGCCAATGCTGTGCTAAAAGAAGGCATAGACAAATTTGGTAAAATTGATATTGATGTCAATCCTTTTGTAAAACTATCTGCGTCATTTCAAAACTTGGTGCAATCAGGCTTAGAAATAGTAAATAAAGTCATTGGTCCGCTTGTAAGTTTACTAGCTTCTAGCCCTACTGCTTTAACTCTGGTAATAGCAGGTCTAGGCAGCATGCTGTTAAAACAAGCCATCCCTGCAATTGGGCAATTCAGGGAACGATTAAAAGAAGCCTCAGAAAATGCTTTAACAAATGTAGCTACAAAAAGTACACCGTACAGACAAGCACTAGTAGTAGATCAAGCCGCAATAACTGCTAGAGCAGAAGCAGAAGCAGAAAAATTTGTACAAGCCAGAGATGCTGCTACAGATAAATTCAACGCATTAAGCAAATCCAAACTAGGTCAAATGCCCACAGTGTCCAAAATTCTGGAAAAAGGTATATATCAAATATCTGAAGCAGATCTTAAAATGTTGGACGATCGTGCTGCACGAGCTGCAACCAGCAATAAAGCACTATCTGCTAGCTATGCAGAACTAGCAGCTACAATTAGAGCAGGTATAGCAGCAGAAGCAGCATATCAAGCAGAAAGAGCCAAAGGTATATTACTAACTGCCGAAGCCGCCGAAGTATCTAAGAAACAAATGTTAGCAGATGCAGAGTTTAGAGAACTAGGTATTAAGGCAGTTCAACGTGAAATGGCAGCTAAAGCTGCAGCTACAACTAAAGAACTAGGACTTGTTGCATCTCTTAAAGAGTCATGGACACAATATCTTTTAATACGTAAACAAGGAGCCATGATAAGTATCCCTATGCCAGGACAATTTATTGAGGGACCTGGCGGCGAAAAAATTCCTAAAAGGCAGGATGTAAGAGTAGACCCTATTGGTAGAACTGCTGGGTTAATGGGGTTAGTTGGGGCAAGTGCTTCTGCAGCAGCTACAGGTATAGGTGCAGCTTTAAGTACACTGACTGGGTGGGGCACTGCAGCATTGATGGCATATGAAGCAGGTTCTTTACTTATTTCTGCATTTACAAAAACTGAAAAAGAATCTGCAACAACAACTGCGGCAATAGAAAAATTAACTGACGCAGGTAAAACTGTAAATGAAACTTTAAAAGATATTGCATCGCGTAATCCTTTCGAACGCCTAACTATAGACTCAATTAATGCTAGAACTACTGCTTTTGGTGAGTTAACTTTGTCTATTTCTAATATGATAAGTAGTACTAATAAAGAAATGGATAAGATGGAGGGTTTTGATAAATTTATTAATTTCTTTAAAGGTATAGTAGGACAGGATGTACAGAGCAAATCTTCTAGAGAATTTGCCAAGTCTATAGAAACAGCTTTCAAGGCAGCGGTACCCTCCGAAGCAACTACAGGTGCTAGAAAAAAGATTGAAGGCATATTGGGTGTTAGTGTAGGCGATATAGACGGACTTAAACAAGCTTACATGTCTTTGGGCGGTTCGGCAGGTACTCAAATTAAACTTGTAGTAGATAGCCTAAGTACTTTAGCTAAAGAGCAACAAATAAGTGCTGCTCGTGGTATAGAATTACGAGATTCATGGAAGGAGTCCGGAAAAGCTTTAACTGCATTTATGACCAGTTCTCTACCCCAAGACCCATTATCTAAATTAGGGCAAGATATGATGGCAGATGCTGCAAAAATGCAAGTTGCTTTAAATGATCCTATAGAATCTTTAGTAGTTATGAAAGCATTAGCAGGAGATATTACTGCATTAAAACTATTCCCTCCGGAAGCAGCTAGAAATATGGCTAAGTATAGCGATGAGCTTAATATGCTTAGTATAAAAGCCAGTAATGCTAAAGAAAATTTAGGTGGCATAGACCAAGAGATAGCTAGCCTTTCTAGTAAAAAAGTAGAAATTGATGTTAGCATAGCAGCTATAAAATTGGGCGGAGTAGGAGCAGATAGGCTTCCTTTACTAGAAGCGGAAGCGGAAAAATTACGTGTAGATATACAAAGAGCTTTAGACTCTAAGAAAGCTTCACTTGATGTAGCAGCATCAGTAAAACTTAAGCAAGATGAAATTAAAGATGTTTTTGGTAATGCAGTTAGAGATCAATTTGTAGCGGGGGCAAATATACTATCTTCTAAGGTAGCAATTGAATGGGCCAAAGCCGCTACTATAGTATCTGGTACGTTGGCCGGACTATTAGGAGATAGTCTAGCAGCTATAGATATTAAAGCAAAAAATGATAAATTAAATATAGATGCACAGATGGCTGCTATAAGAACTCAGATGTATTTAATCATAGCTACAGAAAAACTAAGTACTCAGGTAGAACTAGACAGACTTTCCAGAGAAAAAGGTAATTTAGATGCTATGGATAGAAAATCTAAAGAAGAAGGTGGTACTGGAAAAGCAGCTGAGATAGTTAAGCGAGAAACCAAACTAGAAGACAAATTAAAAAATTATGAAAATAAAACCCCAGAACAGTTAGCTGTTAAAGGCGGGTCTTCAAAATTAATCGAACAATTTAAAGCAGGTAAAGAAGGTGTAACTCGCGAAGATATTAACTTCCAGCAAATGCTAGAAGCTAGTACAGCACAGTTAAATGCGCTTGGAGCTCAATATAAATCTGTAGATATAACCAAAGAGGCAGGTGTAATTAAGATTATTTATGACCAACAATCTAAAGCTAGGGAAGCGGGCAAATTAGCCGCACAGGATGAATTAGATAAACTATCGACACTAGAAGCTCAAGGAAAGATTCTTAGAGATATAGACTTACAAACAAAAAATGTTAGTCAAAATAGAATTGTTCAAGCCGGCGCAGATCAGCAGATAGATGCAATTAATGCACAAATAGCACTAAAACAATTAGTAATGTCAAAATTAGACCAAGAAAAAGACGATACTAATATCAATAGAATTAAACAAGAGATTCTAATTTTAGAGACTATTGATAAGACAAAAATTAATCAAGAAGCTCAGAATAAGATACTAAATAATACCGCCGTACTACAAAAAACTCTAAGAGACAGAGCAGAAGAGCGATTAAAATTTGAAATTGAAACAAGTAGAATTATTCAATCTACTAATTATACTGGACGTAGCACAGAATCAGAAGTAGCAGGGATACGATTAGAAACTGAGAAAGCAATGGATCTTTTAACGGCTGACCAGTATACCAAAAGGAAAGCTCTATTAGAAATATCTAATTTAGAACTAGCCGCTGATAAATCTAGAACTACAACACAAGAAAAATATACTGATATACTTAAAGATTTAGAAAATTATAAGAAAACTCTGTTCTCAGAAACCCCAGAATTTGATCTAGCAGAAAAAAGAATAAAAGCAGTACAAAATCAAAGAGATACCGAACTAGATGCAATAGGTAAAGTAGCAGCTGCAAGAAGAGCAGATATCGAAGAACGTAGTAAATACTCAGACCGCCAAAATGCTTATGCAGATGTATTTAAGAAATCATTTGAAGGAATGGCTGATGCTATTGTAGAATTTGCCAGAACTGGTAAGATGAGTTTCAAAGATTTAATTAATAATATGATTGCTGATTTGGTGCGCTGGGAATTAAGAGAGCAAGCATCCAGTCTATATAAGTCTGCTAGTCCTGGTTTAATGAATTTTGGTGGAATGATGGGCAGTGTTGGTGATACAATTAAAAATTTGGTGGGCGGATATACAGGTGGTACAACAGGATCTGCATTAGTAGGTTTAGCTCAGGGCGGTGCATATGACATGGGTATCAAGAAGTTCGCCATGGGCGGATCCTTTGCAAACTCCATAGTTGATTCACCAACCCTATTCAAGTTTGCCAGTGGCACCGGTCTCATGGGTGAAGCAGGCCCTGAAGCGATCATGCCTTTAAAGCGCGATTCACAAGGCAACTTAGGCGTACGCAGCGGTAACAACGGTGGAAACGTAGAAGTTGTAGTCCACAACTACGGTAGCGAGAAAGCAACTACAAAAGAATCAACAGACAGCAGAGGCAATAGAAAAGTGGAAGTTATTGTTGGAGACTTATCAGCAGGTGAAATTTCCAGGAATGGAAGTAATTCACAACGTTCATTACGTAGTACTTATGGATTACAACCAGCATTAATTAGGAGATAATATGGCGTATGCGTATACTTGGGTAGGTACAGGATTACCAGAAAGCCCTCAAAAAGGGTTCACAGAAACAGGAGGAGTTCTTGTTTTAAGAACTCCCACGGATCAAGGACCTGCAAAGTTACGGTATAGAGGTGTTAAACCCCAAACACTAAATTTAACTTTTTTAATGACCACTGCTCAGGTAACTATTTTAGAAAATTTTGTAAAAATTACTTTAAAAGGTACTGCACGTTTTGGTTTCAAACACCCTAGAACTGCAGTTATTAAAGAAGTACGGATAGTGCCGCAAGGAGGCGGAGACTACTATACTTTGAGTTATGTAGCTCCAGGGTACTATAATGTAACAATACAATTTGAGGTACTACCATGAGCCGTGTGTCTTCAATGACAGCAGAGGCTATCCGCACAGTATTTTCTCCTGATGCGGATGCCGATTTATTTATGTTGCTGACTATCTATGATCCAGCAGCTCCTACCAGTGTAGTCATGCGTATCTGTGATGGATACACTCAACGTATTTCTGAAACAGATGATGATGTAGTATACGGAGTAGTAGGCCCTACAGGGCATAGCTTTACGTTTATACCTATGCAAATTACTTTGCCACAAGAAGACGAAGCTCAAGCACCCAAGTGCTCTATAACTTTTAACGATGTAACTAGATTTGCTACTCCGTTAATCCGAACTCTTACTGGTCCTCCAAAAGTATTACTACAATTAGTATTATCTTCTAGCCCTAGTGTAGTCGAAGTATCTTTTGATGGGTTGTACATAGATAGTTTTACTTATAATGCAGATTCAGTTGTAGCATCCCTATCAATGATTGATTACGAACGTGAGCCTTTTCCAATGCACACATTTTCTCCTAAATACTTTCCAGGATTATTCTAATGTGGTCAAATAAATATATAGGTATACCTTACAAAGCAAATGGCAGGGACAACACAGGATTAGATTGCTGGGGGTTAGCACGTCTTGTTTATTCCGAAGAATTTAATATTACGTTGCCAAGTTTTTCCGCAGATTACGATATTTCAGACGATGCACGTATCACAGAACTAATTGCACAGTATCGTGAAGGTTGGAAAAACCTAGACGTTCCCGAAGAAGGTGCTTTAGTTCTATTTAAAATACTAGGTGCAGAAACACATATTGGTATTGCAGTATCTGATACCCATTTCATGCATGTACGTGAAGGCAGTGACGTAGCAGTTGAACGTTTTGATTCTGTGAAGTGGGCTAGAAGAATCAGCGGATATTTTAAGTATTCTGCAGGTGCTATTCTCAATGCGGTACCTCATCCATTAAAAACTGAACGTATAACTGTAACTATTCCCGAAGGCAGTACGTTAGCAGAATTGTACGAGTGGATTAACAAAGAGTATAAAATTAACTCAGAGTTGGCTAAGCGCGTACATATTCTTGTAAACGGCAAAGTAATTGCAGAAGATCAGTGGCCTACTACTAGCTTAAAAGCCACTGATGTAGTAGAATATCGTGCTGTACCAGGTAAAGACATAGCACGTATGGCTTTAACTATAATTGTAGCATATATAGCTTTTCAAGTTATAGGCCCTGCGGCTTTTAATGCTATACCGGGTACAACCGCAGCTACTGCAACAGCAGTTGCTACAGGCCCTTGGTACGCGTATGCAGCCGCAGCCGCAGCAAGCGCCGGTGCCATGATCTTGGGGGGTGCTTTGGTTAACGCAATTGCGCCAATTAGACCACCAACTCAGCCGGGTCAACCTGCGCAAGGTAATCCCCAGCTCCAGTTTAGTGGAGCATCAAATCAGTTTAATCCATATGGTGCCATTCCTGTAGTATTGGGTAAAGTACGTTTAACTCCACCAGTAGGAGCTACTACATATATAACTTATGGGGATATGTCCACAGCAACTACTGATAGTGTTAGCTCAGACACATATTTAAATATGTTATTAATCTGGGGCTATGGGCCTTTACACATTGATGAAACCTCTTTGCGTATTGGTAATACAGCTTTGTCTGAGTACAGCAATTATACAAAATCTATTATCAGCTACGAAAATACCCCTACCAGCAGTGAAATATTAGAATTTAGAAGACTATACAGTAATGATGTAGCTCAAGTATACAAAGGCATAGAATTAAAGTATCCAGGTAAAAGTTCTACTACTGTAATAGGTACTACTTCAGAAGCAACCGGAGTTACTACAGACGATGCTGGAAATTACGTACCCGTGTATACAGATGTTAATGTTTATGGCATAAATGATACCGGATGGGTAGTTCATACTTTTGCTGCCAGTGCGGAAACAGTAACCGTATCTATTCATTACCCAGAAGGATTCAGAACAATTAAACTAAAAGGTAAAGACGCAGGTCAGTCTTTTCCAGGAACCGGTGCAAAGGTAGTAGCACAAATTAGAAAAAATACAGGTACAGCTAACTCACCTGTATGGAGTGCATGGGGTGCTTACGATACTCCAAACTCAGTCTATACGTTAAATCCCACAGGTGCGGCTGATTTTTATGAACGCGCTGTTATGTCCGGAGATGCTTTTACTACTACACATAATATTGGTAGAATTACTCTGCCTTTTGAGCTAAGAGTTAGAAGGCTAGCAGAAGACTCTGGAAACACAGCAGACGGCGAATGGCGTAACTATAACAAGACCATACTACAAACAATTACTACATACAATAGTATTAGCGATGTATTAATTGATCCTCCTAATAGCAAAATAGCAAAAGCTGCTATTAATATCAAAGCAACAGATCAACTAAACAGTCAAGTCGAAGGCATTAATGCTTTGGTGCAAACAATTGCTCCAATATGGAACAGTACTAACAAAGATTGGAGTACTAGTGCACCTACCAGTAATCCTGCAGCTTTGTTTTATTATGTTTTAACTCATCCAGCAAACCCACAAAGAATTTCATCATACGAATCCTCAAGAATTAATTTAACGGCATTAGGTGATTGGTATGAGTATTGTGTAACTAACGGATTCGAACACAACGCAGTATTAGGAACTCAGCGCAGTGTACTAGATGTGCTGCGTGATATCTGTGCAGCAGGCAGAGCATCCCCGGCATTAGTAGACGGTAAGTGGACTGTGTTAATAGACAGAGTAAAAGACACTGTAGTTCAACATTTTACTACTCATAATAGTTGGGGCTTTGAGTCTACCAAAGTACTGCCCAAGTTCCCGGATGGGTTAAAAGTTCAATTCTACGACGAAACTCTTGATTATGAGCAGCGAGAGCTTATAGTTTACGATGCTCTTAAAGATGGAACTACAGCAGAATTATTTGAAAGTATTCAACTTCCTGGAGTTACTAGCAGTGCTGCAGTAGAAAAACATGCGCGTTGGCATTTTGCGCAGGCAAAAGCTCGTCCAGAAATTTACACAGTAAACACAGACATTGAGTATTTGGTGTGTAATCGCGGCGACAGAGTAAAAGTAACACATGATGTACCTATGTGGGGATTGGGCAGCGGACGTATAAAAACAAGAATCAGCGACACAATCCTAGAGCTAGATGAACCAGTAATTGTTACACAAACTGGTAGTTATACTATAAGAGTACGTTCAGTAACAGGTACTGGAGTGGGTAGTACTCAGATTCTTAGTAGTACTGCGCAGATTAAAAATAGTTATAATGTCACCGCCTACTCTGTAGCTTCGAGCGCAGTAACCCTTAGTTTAGATAATACTCACGCTATTCAAGTAGGAGATATTATTAATGTTAATACTAGTAATACTAGTATTAACTCAACAGTAGCTGAAATAAAATCAACAACTTCTACAACTATAACTTATAATAAAGGTGGGGTAAGTGATACTAGTGGAAACACGTCAGGAACAGCAAAAGTAACAGATAATTACTATACTTTTGTTAAACTTACTAGTGGTATAACTTATGCAGATTATGGTGATTTATTTCTTTATGGTGAATTAGATAAAGAATCTCAAGATTTAATTGTATTAAGTGTTGAGCCTACTGGTAGTGCAAAATCAGCAAGATTGACTCTTGTAGACTACGGTGTAACAACTGGTTATAATTTATTTACGGATTATGAAAGTAAAACTAATCCGATAAAATTCTTGTCTAATATAACACTGCCTCCTACTCTTTTAATAGATAGTATGGGAGATGCCAAACCCCTTATTACTACTGCTAGTATCAAGAGCGATGAATCCGTAATGGAGTTAATTTCTCCTGGAGTATTTAGATATAGATTAAATGTACCTTATACCACCTCTACAGATATTCCAAGTACCGTTGCTTTTGTTGAAGGACAGATTAATTTTGCATCCACAAGCAGCGACATAGGAGTTACCAGTGAGATAGTAGTTTTTGATAGTGGTACTGTTTCATTCACTGATGTTCAACAAGGCATACTTTACCAAGTACGATTACGATACATCGGCAAAGATGGACGTGCAGGACTTTGGACTGAGTGGGTAGAGCACAAAGTAACAGGTAAGTCTAATCCACCCAGTAATGTCGTTAACTTTGTAGCTGAAGCAGCAGATACTTCGATTAATTTATCTTGGACTCAGTGTCCTGAGCTTGATTATGCCTCAACAACAATTAAATATTATGTTACAGGTGCTACTACAAATAATACTTGGGATACTATTACTAATCCTGATAATATTTTATTTGAAGGCAGTGCAAATACCTGGGATTGGATTAAACCACCTACCGGTAATTATACTTTTTTAATTAAACACAAAGACACCAGCGATAATTTTAGTGTTACAGCTGCATCAACATCAATCGACTTTACCTTAAAAGATTTAGCTGTTATTACTGTTGAATTAACAAAACCCAATCCTTTAATAGCCTCCGCCAGTGATGGTACCAGTCCTGTGCTGACAAACAGTGGCACAGAGATTAGAGTTTATGAGAATGCTGTTCCACTACCAACTGTATCAGGAACCCCTACAAACGGAACTTGGAAAGTAGTTAGCAAAACAGATAGTGGACTAGTATCTGCAACAACTCCTACAGTTTCGTCAAACTATGTTACTGTGGGCGACTTGCAAAGTTTTTCAGGAGATACTGGCACAGTTACGTATACCATAACTGGTAAAACTACTCTAGGTACTGCGATTAACAGAACCATAGTACAAACATACACTAAAGCCAAGGCTGGAGTAGCGGGTAATCCAGGTAGAACAGTAGATTTAACTACTACAACACAAGCATTTGCTTACACAGCTGCAGGAGATACTCCTAGCCCTGGTTCAGCTACTCTAACAGCTACTCCCCAAAATACTACTGGAACTGTATACTATGAGTTTAGCGTAGGCAGTACAGTAGTACAAAATACTGCTACACGCACTTATACTTATACTCCACCAGCACTGTATAGCTCAATGCCTCAGCAGTTAACAGTTAAAATACGCGAAGGAGCTACGGACGGCACAGTACTAGCCAGCGATACTTTAGCTATACTTGGTTTAAAGCCGGGAGCTAAAGGTACTGATGGAGCTAAAGGTACTGATGCAATATCCGGATTGCTAACCAATGAGTCTGCTACAGTAGCTGCAGATAGTTCTGGTAGTGTGTCTAGTTTTACAGGCACTGGGGGTACATTTGCAGTATATGATGGTTTAACTGCTGTTACCGGCACTGCTGCAGTTACATATTCAGTATTCTCTACCTCTGGATTAACCATATCTATAGCCAATACAGGTATTTATACTATTTCAGCTATGAGTGCTGATAGTGCAAATGCTGTGCTACAAGCTGTTTATAATGGTGTAACTATACAAAAAGTGTATAATATATCCAAGAGTAAAACAGGAGCCCAAGGAGCAGATGGTAATAAAACTATAACTATATATGCTTCTCAATGGTCTAATAGTGGTACTCCTACATATAGTCAGGCTGCTACTTATACTTGGAGTACTCGAGTAGTATCAGCATATCCATCTGGCTGGACAACCTCAGCAGGCGCAGCTCCTGCTAGTGGCTATGTGTTATATCAAATTAGTTTAGTTATAGTTGATGTAGCAAGTGCTACAAGTACTAGTTTTAACTGGTCAAGTGCTGTATCCGGTAGCATTGGATATAGACAAGATGGTAGTATAGGTCTAACAGGTGCTTCGGCTAGAACTGCATATATTGTAACTACCAGTGCTACTCCTCCAAGTACTATAATTGCAGGTACTGGAGACGTTGTTCCTACAGGGGGTGGGTGGAGTTTTACAGCTACCAGTACCTTAACTGCTGGTCAATATATGTATCAAGTAGATGGTTTATTATCTGCTAGTACTGGTAATATTACTTGGGGGAATGCTTACTTAAGTAATCTTAAAGTTGGCAGTCTTAGTGCTTTGGCAGTAGATACAGGTAATTTAACAATATCTTCAACTGGCAGTATTAAAAATTCTGGGGGCGGATACGGAACTGCCGGAGGGTTTTTCTTAGGCTATGATACTGGTACATATAAATTTAGTGTAGGAGATAAACTTACATATAATGGCACAACATTAAGCGTACCAGCTATTACAATTAATGCCAATGGTACTTTAAATAATGCCGGCAGCGGACAAGTATCTTTAGGGGGTATAGGTTACACAGGAGATACTGACGCAACTAGAGGAGCACCTGTAAATACTTATGTAGGTAGTACTCTTGCTCAAAATGTAGAGTCAAATGCTAGTACAGCATACGCTAATGCAGCATTAGCTCAAACTACAGCCAGTTCTGCACTGTCTGCAGCAGGACAAGCTCAGTCTACAGCTACTAGTGCTTTAAATTCTGCAGGTACTAAACTATCTAAATCTAGTGCAGATACTTTATCCGGAAAAATTACTATAGCTCCTAGCACAGCAGATGCAGGATTTGTAGCAGGTACTTTAGCATGGAATACTAGCGGAGCGCGTACCTCTGGATACGGTGTGGCAATGACCCCTAAGGGTTTAGTAGGGTACGCTCAAGATGGCACAAATACTTTTGCAGTTAATGCTTCTGATGGCTCTGCTTCTTTTACCGGAGCTGTAACCGCTACTTCAGGCTCGTTTACAGGAGCTGTATACGCTAGTTCTGGAACTTTCACTGGATCTGTATACGCTAGTTCTGGTTCTTTTACTGGAGCTGTGTATGCTAGTTCTGGTTCTTTTACCGGAGCAGTAACTGCTACTTCGGGTTCTTTTACTGGAGCTGTGTATGCTAGTTCTGGTTATTTAAAAGGATCTTTGTACGGTGGAGCTTACAGTGCGTATGCATGGCCGGCAGCTAATGCAGGAGTTAATGCAGGATTCTATTTAGGCCCAGAAGGGCTATTACTAGGAAATAATTCATTATATACTAGTACTGGTACCGGCGGATATTTTCAGGTTGAGGCTAACGGTAATGTTATAGCTCCTAAATTTAGTATAAGTGGTGGTAATGCGTATTTTGGAGGTACGCTACAAGCAGCTACTGGAACATTTGCGGGTTCGTTGAGTGCAGCTACTGGAACATTTGCGGGTTCATTGAGTGCAGCTACTGGATCTTTTACAGGAGGAGTATACGGCGGAGATTATTTACCTCAGTATGGTAATAATTGGCCTTATGCAAATGGTGCTAATAATTTAAGTGGCACTGGATTTGCCCTAACTTCCGGAGGTTTGTTATTAGGTAACTATTTTGCATGGGCTGCAAATCCCACTGGTGGTATAGGTTATTTACAAATAACTAATAATGGTACTCTTAATGCACCTGGTTTAAATATAGCTAATGGTAATGCTACATTTTCAGGAGCTTTAAGCGCAGCTACTGGAACATTTAAAGGTTCAGTTAAAGTAGGTACTGCTGAAAGATCAGGCACCGGAATAACGGGTGCAGGAGCAGCTATTTATGATACAGGATCTTTTGCAATGGGTGGATCTACTTCCAGCATTGTAGGTAATGGAACTGCAATTTATTTAAATGGAGCCGTAGTATCTACTACTAATATTATTGATAATAGTGTTACTAAAATAACACCTTTTTCTGTTTTATCTTCCGGGGACTATCATACTTCTTACTTTAGTATTTCGGATTCTGCAGGAAGTGTTAATTTAGTTATTAGTTACTATGCATACGCCTATTATTACGAAAATCCCAGTATAACAAGTATAGAATTTACATTTACTAGTCATATAGAAAAAAATTATTCATCACTTGGCTCTACAACTACTGTAGTTGCTACTATGGCACCTACCAAAGATACAGGAAGTATTTATTATCAAAAATATTTTAAAAATACTAATGTAATGAGCTATGCTACTTCGCCACTAACTGCCGGTAGTTATCAAGTTATAACAACTGTACGTATGAAGTTGTTTGCAGGTACAACTGAAGTAGTTGATGGAGATGGTTCCGGACTTACTACTCTTGGTAGAAGTATATATCAAACTCAGATAAATGGATTCGTTGCGGAGGGAAAGAAATGAAAAATTTTATATTATACGATGAGGGTGGAGAAATTAAAGCTACGGGTGCATGTGAGGACAACGAAGTAGATATACAAGCACGCTTAGGTCTAAAAGTACTAGAAGTACCAAACTATATTTCTTGTAATGAAGGATACGTTTTAGATAATAAGTATGTACCTTTTACTACTGAGCAAAAGATTTCGAAAGAAAATAGGCCATACTATTTATCTAAATGGGATAATACTAGTATGAGTTGGGAGGACTTGCGATCCACACAAGAAAAATTAACTCGTCAGTGGATGGAGATTAAATCTCAGAGAGAAATATTTCTTCAACAGTCAGACTGGCGCGTTGCAAAAGCTACAGATACTGGTATTCCGCTATCACAAAACTGGAAAGATTATCGTCAAGCATTAAGAGATATTACGTTACAATCAGATCCTTTTAATATTACTTGGCCTGTACCTCCAGCATGATAAAAAATTCCAACTCTCGGGTTGGAATTTTTTTGGTTTGACTACACTATGCCTGCATGATATAATAGACAAAATTATAACAGCATCCACAATTTTACTTCCAAGGGCGATCATGGCACCATCAAAGCTAAACCTAAAAATATTCCAGGGAAGCACCTTCGCAGAAGTACTTCGTTGGGAATCTAGTACCAAAACGTATATTCCCATTACAGGAATTACCAAGACTGCACCAGTTGTCATAACTGCGCCAGCCCACGGTATACCCGTAAATTGGCGTACAAAAGTAACCAATGTCGCAGGCATGAAAGAAATCAATTCTAGTGATTATTATGTGGTTACAGCAACAACCACTAATTCTGTAACACTCAACGAAGTAAATGCTTTAGCTTATACAAGTTATACCAGTGGCGGAGTATTGGAATACAATCAGCCTGTAGATCTCAACGGATACACTGCACGCATGCAAATCCGTGAAAAGATCACCAGCACAGCATTTATCAAAGAATTAACCACAAACAATGGTGGAATCTCGATTGATAATTCAGCAAAAACTATTACCATTAATATTTCGGCAACAGATACTGCTTTGCTTACATTTAAAACCGCAGTGTATAGTTTAGAGCTGGTTACTGGCAGCACAGTAATTCCTTTCATATACGGCAGCGTTAGCTTAGACACAGAAATTACGAGGTAATAAATGGACATAATTAATATTATTGAAGAAAGTAATATTATTAGTCTAGGTACCTATGGTAGTGTAATCGTAGATAAACCTTCCAGTAATATTATTTTGGCCGGTGCACCTGGCCCCAGAGGTCCAAGTGGGGAAAGTACTATAGCTGGCTCCGTAGTAACTATCAACAATTTATCAGCCAATGATCTATTATCATTTAATGGATCCAATTGGACTAACAAACCACAGGATCTATTGACCGAAGGCGGCAATTTTTAAAAGGAGCCTTTGATGGCAAATACAATTCGTATCAAACGTAGAGCTACAGGGGCTGTAGGTGCTCCAACAGGTCTAGCCAATGCTGAACTAGCATTCAATGAAGTAGACAACACCCTTTATTACGGTAAAGGCACAGGCGGTGCCGGTGGCAGCGCAACAACTGTAGATGCTATTGCAGGCTCAGGAGCTTTTTCGTCTCTTACAGCCAATCAAACTATTTCGGGTAATAAAACCTATACAGGTACCTTAACTGCAGTAACTCAAACTGCTGCAGATAACAGTACACTGGTAGCAACTACTGCGTACGTTAAATCACAAAACTATCTCACAACAGTAACCGGTACTTCTCCAGTATCAGCAGTTGTAAGTGGCAATACTGCTACTGTAAGTATGGCTGCAGCCACCAGTAGTACTAATGGATATTTAACTAGTACAGACTGGACTACGTTCAACAACAAACAACCAGCAGGTGCTTACTTAACTGGTAATCAAAGTATTTCAGTTAGCGGAGATGCCACAGGCACTGGTACTACTGCGATTGCTCTTACATTAAAAAATACTGGAACTGCAGGAGTATACACTAAAGTAACTACTGATTCTCAAGGCAGAGTAACTTTTGGGGCTTTGCTCAATGCTGCAGATATTCCTACTCTTGCAGCTAGTAAAATTGGTGACTTTGATACTCAGGTAAGAACCAACAGACTAGATCAAATGACTGCTCCTACAGCAGCAGTGTCTTTTAATTCACAGAAGATCACAGGGTTACTAGACCCTACCGCAGCGCAAGACGCGGCAACTAAAAACTATGTTGACGCTACGCGTCAAGGGCTTAATGTAAAAGACGCAGTTCGCGCAGCCACAGTAGGCACTAACATTACCCTTTCAGGTACTCAAACTTTAGACGGTGTAGCTCTAGTTGCTGGCGACAGAGTTTTGGTTAAAAATCAAACCACTGGCTCACAAAATGGTTTCTACAATGTAGCAGCCGGGCTGTGGACACGTACTACAGATGCTGATGTTACTGGTGAGATTACTGGTGGAGCATTTGCATTTGTACAAGAAGGTACTATTAATGCTGACTCAGGCTGGGTATGTACCAACGATGGCACTGTTGTTGTAGATACTACTGCGTTAACATTTACTCAATTCTCTGGCGCTGGTATGATTACCGCCGGCGCTGGTCTTACCAAAACAGGTAATAGTATCGATGTAATTGGTACCGCAAATCGAATTACTGCTAATGCAGATAATATTGACATTGCCAGTACTTATGTGGGTCAAACTTCAATTACTACCTTGGGTACTGTGGGCACTGGCGTTTGGAACGGCACAACAGTTGCTGTATCATACGGCGGCACTGGAGCTACCACAGCTACTGGTACTGGTGCTGTGGTATTAGCTAACTCACCTAGTTTAATTACTCCGGCTCTAGGCACACCCGCTTCCGGTAACTTCAGCACCGGCACATTTACTTGGCCTACGTTCAATCAAAACACCACCGGCACTGCAGCAGGTCTTTCTGCTACACTAGCAGTAGCGTACGGCGGCACAGGCACCACAACTTTAACTGGCTTGGTCAAAGGCAACGGTACTTCGGCGTTTACAGCTGCAGTAGACGGCACTGACTATTTAAGTCCTACCACCACCATCGACGGCGGTACATTCTAAACTTTTTAGTTTATCAGATTTCTCCTTTTTAGGAACTTGCTATGGCACAAACAATAAAATTAAAGAACTCCTCTGTAGCGGCCAAAGTGCCGCTGAC